ATCTAGAAAATTTGAATGTAGGGCCTAAAGTAAAAGATATTATTCGTAGTGAGTTTCAGTATATTAAAGAGATGCTGGACTTTGATAAGAAAGCACATGAGATATTTCGTAACTGGTATGTGGATGGAAGAATATACTATCATAAAGTCATAGATTTAGAAAGACCAGAGGAAGGAATTAAAGAACTTAGATATATTGATGCACTTAAAATCAAATATGTAAGAGAACAGAAGAAAAAAGGTGGTGCAAACGCAATACAATATACGCCAGGCAATAATCCAGGCGCTAATAATGACCCAATGAGTGCAGACTTTGAAGGTCTATCAGAATATTTCATATACACTCCACACTCATATCAGAAAAACCAATATGGTTCTGTTGCTGTAACAGGTCAACAGAAAGATGCAGTCAAGTTTGCTAAAGATGCCGTTGCATATTGCACATCTGGTTTAGTAGATCGTAATAAACAAACTGTTCTTTCATATCTACAAAAAGCAATTAAGTCACTTAATCAACTTAGAATGATTGAAGATAGTCTCGTAATATACAGATTATCAAGAGCTCCAGAAAGAAGAATATTCTATATTGATGTTGGTAATTTACCAAAGGCAAAGGCAGAACAATATCTTCGTGAAGTTATGGCTAGATATCGTAATAAAGTAACTTACGATGCAAACACTGGTGAGATTCGTGACGATAAGAAATACATGTCAATGATGGAAGATTTCTGGCTACCAAGAAGAGAAGGTGGTCGTGGAACTGAGATATCTACATTGCCTGGCGGACAAAACTTAGGAGAACTTACAGATGTAGAGTATTTCCAAAAGAAACTTTTCCGTTCTTTGAATGTTCCTGAGTCTCGCATGGCTGATAATGCAAGTTTCAGTTTAGGTCGTTCATCAGAAGTTTTAAGAGACGAACTTAAATTTAGTAAGTTTGTTGGAAGAATGAGAAAGAGATTTAGTAATCTTTTCCATGATATACTTAAAACTCAACTCATTCTTAAGAATGTAGTAACACCAGAAGAGTGGGAACAAATGAGTGATCATATTCAATATGATTACCTATACGATAATCACTTTGCTGAACTCAAAGATGCAGAATTAATGCAAGAAAGACTTGGACTGGTTCAAACTGCTGACCCTTATATTGGTAAATATTATTCAGTAGATTATATTCGTCGTAAGATTTTACGTCAAACTGACAGTGAAATCAATGAAGAGGATAAATTAATCGCTGCTGAAAGAGAGGCTGGACTTATTCCACCAACTGAACAAGAGTTACAAATGGCACAAATGGCTATGGATGCACAGGGTAATAAGGATAATCTTGGTAAACCGATTAATGAACCAGAAGTTGATACAAGTAAAACTGAAGACCCAGAAGCTCCCAAAGGTGGCGAGATATAAATAAAACATAGGTATAGGATTTTTATCTCATGGATGAATTAATGAACTTGATGATTGCGGATGAATCTCCATCTGAAATTAGTGATTCAATAAAAACTCAATTAATGCAAAAGGCTGGTGCAAGAGTTGATGCACTTAAGCCTGCGGTTGCAAATGCAATGATGGGTTACGAACTTGAATCTGAAGAAGATGTAGAACCAGATGCAGAAACAGTTGGTGAACTTGATAATGCTGAAGAAACCGAAGAGGAAGAGTAAATGGCACATCAACCTGTAGGCGCTGGTTTTAGTTTTGCAACGAATCAAACGAGTGCTTCACAAACTTTTACAGTACAATCGGACACACTTAGAGTTGTTGCTAAAAACGCTGGTCAACATGTAGCGATTGGAACTACTGGGCCTGCAACTACAACTGATTATTATGTCCCTGCAAATAGTTCTGCAACTTTAAATTTAGGTAGAGTTAGTTCTATCGGAGTTGCTGGAATTACAAAGGGAGCTGCAACAGTCATTACACTCCCAGAGGGAATGGGCAATCCATTCAAAGTTAATGATGTGGTTGTAATATCTGGTGTCACTGGTGTAACTGGATTCAATACAACTGCAAGAGTTGTTTCAATTCAAGAAGCTAGAACAATTGGTTATGCACAGTTTGGAGCAAAACTTACAATCGGTCATGATAGTAGAGGTCTTTTCGCTGGTGATGCTGATTTTACTAATACACAATTAAGAAGAGAACTTACAGTCTCAGCGGTAACTGATCATACAACAACTGGTCAATTATTCGCACAACAAGTTCAAATATCAGGAGATCAATAATGAAACTCATTACAGAAGAAATCGAACAGGTTGAAGTTATTGTTGAGAATCGCAACGGTAAGAAGAATTTGTTTATTGAAGGTGTATTCCTTCAAAGTGAAATGAAGAATCGTAATGGTAGAATGTATCCAAAGTCCACTCTTGCTCGTGAAGTTGGAAGATATAACGAAAACTTTGTTGAGAAAGGTAGAGCTCTTGGAGAACTAGGTCATCCAGATGGCCCAACTGTCAATCTTGACAGAGTATCTCATAAAATTGTTTCTCTTAAAGAAAGTGGAAATAACTTTATAGGAAAAGCAAAGATTCTCAGCACACCGATGGGTAAAATCGCATCTAATTTATTAGGTGAAGGTGTTAAACTTGGTGTTTCATCAAGAGGTGTAGGATCTTTAAGTAAGACTAACGAAGGATACAGTGTGGTAGGAGAAGATTTTACTCTTGCTACTGCTGCTGATATCGTTGCAGATCCTTCTGCTCCAGACGCTTTCGTAGATGGCATAATGGAAGGAAAAGAGTGGGTTTGGGATGGAGGTATCATTCGTGAGCGCCTTGCATCAAAGACTTACAAACAGATTAACACACTAGTTGATCAAAACAAATTAGACGAAAAGAAATTAAGCGTCTTTGAAGATTTCTTAGCAAATCTTTAAATATATAAATAAAAACAGATTATACAAAGGTAATTCGGAGAGTTCAAATGTCCCGTGGGAAAAATTTACAAGAAATGGAGAACGCCGTAACCAAGGGTGCAAAACCAGCTGAGCCCATGCAAACCATGGCAGGCGTGAGTTATGAAGACCTCGGTGGCCCAACTCCAGAAAACAATTCACCAACAGATGATTCTAATAAATTAAAGGATCCAGCTGGTGAAGGTTCTTATGCAGCAAATCTTAAATCAGTAAAAGGTGTTATGGCTAAATCACAAAAAATGGAAGAAGTCGAAACCGAAGAGGAAGTAGTTGCAGAAGATCAAACTTCTGAAGAAGAAGTAGTCGCTGAGGAAGAAGTTACTGAAGAGGAAGTTACTGAACTTCCCGAAATCACTGATGAAGTAGACATCGATGACGATGTTAATGCACTTCTCGGTGGTCAGGAACTTTCCGAAGAGTTTAGAGAGAAAGCTAAGACAATTTTCGAGGCTGCTCTAAAGTCCAAAGTTACCGAACTTAGAGAAGCCATGGATGCTCACTACGAAGCAAAGCTCGTAGAAGAGGTCGAAGGCATGAAAGACGAACTCATTGAGCGTGTCGATTCTTACTTAGAATACGTCGCTGATGAGTGGTTACAAGAAAACGCACTACAAGTAGAGCGTGGAATTAGAACCGAAATGACTGAATCATTCCTTGAAGGAATGCGAGGTCTATTTGAAGAACATTATGTATCAATCCCTGAAGATAAATATGATGTCGTTGAGAATATGGTAGACAAACTTGACGAAATGGAATCAAAACTCAACGAGCAAATCGAAAAGAATATAGCTATCACTAAGAGTCTCTCCGAGGCAACAGGTGGTAACATCCTTTCCGATGTTTCTGAAGGCTTATCAAGTACTCAGAAGGAAAAGCTCGCTTCACTTGCCGAAGGTGTTGAGTTTGAAAGTGAAGAATCTTATAAGGAAAAGCTTGAGACTCTAAAAGAGTCATACTTTAAGGCTGCTCCAAAAAGAAGTGACTCGGAAGTGTTAAACGAAAGCGCTGCATCACCAGATGTTTCTGGTAGTATGGCGGCATACATCCAGGCACTATCCCATGCCACTAAAAAGTGAATCTCAACTTGTTAATTAATCAAACGTAAACTTATTAGGTAAAACGCAAATGTTTGGCAACGCAGAACAATTGCAAGAGAAGTGGAAGCCCCTTCTAGAACATGATGGAATTGATGCTATCAAGGACAATCATCGTAAAGCGGTAACTGCTGTCTTGCTTGAGAACCAAGAAAGATTTTTATCAGAGGAAAGATCATTCCTCTCAGAAGCTCCAACAGTGAACACAAATTCTGGCGCTAACGCTGGTTTCTCTGGTGGTGCAACAGCAACAGGCCCTGTTGCTGGTTTTGACCCTGTTCTAATCTCATTGATTAGAAGATCTATGCCTAACTTGGTGGCATATGACCTTGCTGGTGTTCAACCAATGAACGCTCCAACAGGACTTATTTTCGCAATGAGATCCAGATTTGTTGATGGCACAAATGCTAACAACATGCTTGGAACAGAGGCATTATTCAACGAACCAGATTCAGCATTCTCTGGACAGAACCAAGAGAACGATCTTACAGATGGATTTACATCTGTTACAACTGGTTTAGGTACAACTGCTCAGTCAGGTACTAACCCAGGCGCTCTTAACCCTTCAACAAACGCAACTCAAGTTGCTTATGATGTTGGTCAAGGTATGAGAACAGATGACTCTGAAGATCTTGGAGAATCTGGAAAGACTTTCAACGAGATGGCTTTCTCAATCGAGAAAGTTACTGTGACTGCAAAGTCAAGAGCTCTAAAGGCACAGTACAGTTTAGAATTAGCTCAAGACCTTAAGGCAATCCACGGATTGAACGCTGAGGCTGAGTTAGCAAATATTCTTTCAACTGAGATACTTGCTGAAATTAACAGAGATGTTGTTCGTACAATTTACAAAGTTGCTGAGTCAGGTGCTCAAGCAAACACAACAACTGCTGGTACATTTGACCTAGACACCGACTCAAACGGAAGATGGTCAGTTGAGAAGTTCAAAGGACTTCTATTCCAGATAGAAAGAGATGCGAACCAAATCGCACAAAGAACTCGTCGCGGAAAGGGTAACGTTGTGTTATGCTCTGCCGACGTTGCTTCAGCTCTAACAATGGCTGGAATCCTAGACTACACCCCTGCACTTAACGCTAACTTAAACGTTGATGACACTGGTAATACATTTGCTGGTACATTGGCTGGTAAGTACAAAGTTTACATCGATCCATTCGCTGCAAACAATGACGCTAATCAGTACTACGTTGTTGGTTACAAGGGTACTAACCCTTATGATGCTGGATTATTCTACTGCCCTTACGTTCCATTACAGATGGTAAGAGCTGTGGGACAAGACACATTCCAACCAAAAATTGGCTTTAAGACTCGTTACGGAATCGTTGCAAACCCATTTGCCGAAGGTAACGTATCTAACCAAGGTCTTGGAAGACTTCTATCCAACTCAAACCGTTACTACAGAAGAGTAAAGGTTGCAAACCTAATGTAATTCAGATAATTACAATCCTACAAGAGACCCAAATGGGTCTCTTTTTTTATGCCTATATAATACACGAATTCGTTTATCTATTATGAGTGATTCATATATCAAGCCTGAGGATAGACCTCAACCAAAGAAGAAAAAAGTTATTCATGTCAACTGGAAATGGATATCTCTTGGTTTAGTAGGTAGTTTGTTCACTGTGTCTCAACTAGGCATGGTCGGATATATTGCAACAAGGAATCAAAGCAAATTACCAGACATTAATGTACCAGTAGGCCCATATACATCATATAAAGTCAGTGTATCAGACGAGGGATATGCTATTTCATATAAAGCAAACGATCCTAAGACTGCATACATTACTAAGGACATCAAAGAGAAAGGTGGTTTCTTAGGACTGGCAAACAATACTACTAAGATTGCAGAAGAATACTTCATGGATGGTCAGACCAACCAAGGTGGTGCAGTATCTAACACTAGATCATGGTTAGATCAGAAGCCTGGATTGACTCAAGGACAATCAGATGAGATAACTGCCGCAAGAAAAAGTGAGGCCTGTGTTAAAGCAATCGGAAGTGCAGAAGGCACAGGAAGACTTGTTGGTACTTCAGTTGGTGCAGCTGCTGCTCCTACTCTTAGTACTATTCCCTTTGTTGGTTGGGTCGCTGCTGGCTGGGTGGCTATGTTTGGTGGTGATCAAGGCGCTAATATAGGTGGAAACATGGCAGAAGACCTCAATAAAAACTGCTAAATAAAAGTAAAACCCCATGGCGGTTACTAGTAATAATCAATTTACTGCCTTTTCTAGGCAAGTTGCGAACAGAAATTTTTTATCACCAGTTGGTTTTAAGTTTAACTTAAGCAAAACTCCAAAGGTAGATTTCTTTTCACAATCAGTTTCAATACCAAATATTTCTCTAGGAGTAGCTGTTCAAACTACTTACTTGAAAGATATTCCTGTGCCTGGGGATAAGATGGACTATGGTGATCTAGATATTGAGTTTTTTATTGACGAAAATCTGGAGAACTATTTACAGATAGAGAAGTGGATGAGATCACTTGGATTTCCTGAGTCAATTGGAGAATCAATTCCTCTAGATCCAAATGAAGAAGATTTACTTATGGGTGCCAGATCGGATGGAACTCTGTTAATATATAATAGTAACTTCCAGCCAATCGCAAAGATAAACTTTAAGGATCTGTTTCCGATAGCACTAACTCCTGTTCCATTTAGTGCTGACGCAACGGATATAAATTATATTATGGCAACAGTTACTTTCAAATATACTATTTTTAATGTGGAGAGTTTAGTAGGAAATGAATCTTGAGTTCATAGAAGGACTTTGGGAAAAGGATTCGGTTATAGATAATGAATTATTACACTCAGAATCTACAAAAACACCAGCCTTACACGCAAAGTATTATAAAATTTACAATAATATCCTGACGTTACAAAAATCTCAGGAAACTCAATATAAAATATTGAAAAAGGAGAAGTGGATATACTATACTGGTAAAGCACAACCAGAAGTATATGTAGAAAAACCTTTTGATTATAAAGTTCTAAAGGCCGATTTAGACAAATACTATGATGCAGACCCAGATCTCATCAGGTGTACCGCAAAGATAGAGTACTACCAGATAATGTTAAATTATTTGGAGAGTATACTCAAGGTCATTCAAAACAGAACCTATCAAATAAAGAATGCCATAGAATGGCAACGATTTACAAATGGGTTATGACAAGTCTCAAAATTGCCAAGAAGAATGAAGTACATCTCACTGTAGATGCAGAACCTCATGTGCAACAAGAACTATCAGATTACTTTACATTTGATGTTCCAGGCGCTAAGTTCATGCCTCAGTACAGAAATCGTCATTGGGATGGTAAGATAAGACTGTTTTCGACTGCTACAGGTGAAGTGTATGTCGGTTTGTTGGATAAGATAATTTCATGGGCAAGGAAGTCAGATTATAATGTAGAGTTTATAGAGAATGAAACATACGGCACTCCGTTTGAAGAGAACGAAGAGATATCATTAGAAGGTGTAAAGGACTATATGACTGCAATCTCCAGTCACACACCCAGAGATTATCAGATTGCTGGTGTATATGATGCACTTAGAAACAATCGAAAGTTAATTATATCGCCCACTGGATCAGGTAAGTCACTTATGATCTATGCTGTTGCACGTTACCATGTGGGTAGGAAGAGAAGGATATTACTTGTAGTTCCCACTACATCTCTTGTAGAGCAAATGTATAAAGACTTTACTGATTATGGTTGGGACGTAGAAAAATATTGTCATAGAGTCTATTCTGGTAGGAAGAAAAGCACACAACAACGTGTAACAATATCAACTTGGCAATCTATCTACAAGATGGATAGACAGTGGTTTTCTCAATTTGATGTTATAATAGGAGATGAAGCACACCAGTTTAAATCCAAGTCACTAATCAACATCATGTCTAAGATGAGAGATACAAAATATAGATATGGATTCACAGGAACATTAAGTGGCACACAGACTCATAAATGGGTGCTAGAAGGGTTGTTTGGCCCATCGTATAAAGTGACCAAGACATCAGATTTGCAAGCCAAAGGTCAACTGGCAAAGTTATCCATAAGGATTATACTACTTAAACATGAACCAAGACAGTTTGATGAGTATAGAGAAGAGATGAACTATATCATAGAACATGAAAAGAGAAATTTATTCATAAAAAATCTTGCTGTGACTCTAAAAGGCAACACATTAGTCCTGTATAGTAGAGTTGAAGCTCATGGTGAACCATTATACAACTTAATAAATAGTTCTGTAGAGAACGAACGTAAAGTATTCTATGTACATGGCGGAGTGGATGGAGAAGAAAGAGAGGAAGTCAGATCAATCACAGAGAAAGAGAAAGATGCAATCATTGTTGCCTCTTACGGCACCTTCTCAACTGGAATTAACATTAAGAACCTTCATAATGTAATTTTTGCGTCGCCCTCCAAATCTAGAATCCGTAATCTTCAATCCATAGGTAGAGTTCTTCGTAAATCAAAGGACAAAACCTCAGCGATGTTATATGACATTGCGGACGACATCACATATAATTCCAAAAAGAATTATACTTTGAATCATCTTATAGAGAGAATTAAAATATATAAAGAAGAAGACTTTAATTATGAACTATCCCATATCAAGCTAAAGTAATGGAAGAAGAATTCTACGCATCAGTTAAATTAGTATCAGGTGAAGAGATCTTTGGAGAGGTTATGCCTTCTGAAGAAAATGGTCGCACGGTTTTAATTATTAGTGATCCTGTAGAGATCGAAACAGTAAGTATGGACGGAAGACATGAGGGTCTTCGCATGATGCCATGGTTAAGGAGTATGCCATCGGAGGGCATCATCATTATTCCAATGGATAAAGTTATAACTGTAGTAGAAGCACGAGAAGAGTCTGAAGTCGTAGCTTACTACCAAAGATTTATTATGACAAATCTTGCTGGTGGTTCATCAGAAAAGATTAAAGTCACTAAAAAAATGGGATATGTAATTTCTGTTGAAAAAGCTCGAGAGAGTCTTGAAAAGCTCTTTGATAAGGACAGCTAATTTGCCCTTGAACCCTTACAGAGTTATTGTACATCTATTTTAAGGACTTGTCAAGCGTCTGATTTTATG